CCGATACAAGCACCAAATGTTCGGTATTCTCGCGAACAGTTCAATTGATGAAGCTGTTGAGAAACTCTCATACGACCCAAAACAAGAACTGACAGTAGACCATAATATTACAGGTGCAAATTTGGATGATGAACTGTCAATCAAAGCGATAACTTCCAAGTCTAGTCTTTTGACTTATTTTACTTGGAGCGCCACTACCAATGAGAATTCTTTATTAGGAACCATTAATGTTACTCCTTGTCATTGCGACTTTAGGAATGACGGAACTTCAGAATACGGAACTGAATGGGTGCAGACGCCTTTGGCGCATGCAACATTCCCATTTAAGTACTGGCGTGGTGGCATTAATTATCGTTTCCAGATTAACGCTAGTGACCTTCACAGGGGACGACTTCTTTTAGTTTATGATCCTAGAGGATTCACGGGAACAACAATTCCTGACACGAATATGGTATTTTCACGTGTCATTGATCTGGAAGAAACTAAGGATTTTACACTTCCTATTCACTGGTTTCAACAAAAATCGTGGGCTAGAGTACCGGAAAGCCCCACTTCCTTAGGTATTGGTAAAGACTCGAACCAGCCTTCAGACCAAGCAGAATTTTCAAATGGTCAACTCCGTATTTATGTACTTAATGAGTTGACAGGCCCAGACGAAGATCTCACTAATAGCGTCCGTATAGTCACCTGGATTAGTGGCGCTAGCGATTACGAAGTAGCAGTTCCAGATGATTATATGATCAAGAAGACTGCCTTTGGAGGAGAATTTATTCATTCAACGACTGTAGTAAATGGTTCTTGGTCTCAAAGTGGAATAGTAGTGGATGCTACTTCACAGAGTGGATTACTCAATAATGCTAAAGCAGCAAAAGCTTCTAAGCCAGGTCACGACGGATCTGAATGGTTAGAGCCAATCGGTGAGCCGAGCTCGCCTAGTGCTCTCTCCCTTGTCTACCAAGGAGAAACATTTGATTCATTTCGTGATATGTTTAAACGCTACAACCTCAGTGGAGTATTTGCCAGAAGTCATGATAGCACTAAAACTGGTAGAGCCACGCGCTATCGTATTAGCTTACCGAACTTTCCTATGTATAATGGCCGAGCCCAGACTAATGGAATGTATCAACAAGCTAGAGACGGAGGTTTAAATGCAGTTAATTACAACATAACTGGAAGAACATTGCTCAACTGGATTACTCCAGCGTTCGCTGCAAGGCGTGGAGGCATTAGATATAAGTATATGTTGGGATATTATAATAACGCATCTAGTCCCATCAGCATGATAGTTTCACGTGGAAAGCGAGACAACACGTACATTGGTACCACTGAGGTAGTGCTGGATACAGCAACTACTAACACCCATGCACCGTACGCCATCGTTCAGGAAACTGGACACAATGGAAGCGCTTACACCGGTAGGCAAGTTCCATGTTTGGAGATAGAATTACCTTATTATAGTGATAAGAAATTTGAAGATGCGTCAGATATAGTGACCGCCTCACTATATCCCCGTCAAACCCATTACGTTGATGTATATGATGGTAACCGTCAAACACACGGCGACTTGGAAATTTTCCAATATGTTGCTACAGGTGAAGATTTTAATCTCTCCTGGTATGTTAATGCACCATCATTTTTCGTGCAAACTTATACCCTTCTCCCATAAGGGGTAATTATGGTTTTAAAATAAGAGGACGATTCCTTTACTATTAACCAAGTATAAAGCTTTTACAGTAAGAAAACAGGCTTGTTTCTTACATATACACCCTGCAACCGGGGTGGCCGTCTCAGGACGGTGACAGGTAGTATCCCTTTGGGATCAGCTCTGAATTTCGTAACCGGAATTTTTGTCTCTTAGAGAAGACTAGATCGTACTACCTGTTGGTAGTTGACTTGTTATTCTCCGGAATAGAGTTTTCGAAGGTTAGATATTCATATAGAGCACCTGTCGCGCATCATTGCAAGATGCAAGTGACCGTTACTAGTTACAAATCCGAAGGGGATTAGTAGCGGTCGCGGCAGGTTAGTAACGCAA